ACCTGGAAAAGCTAACAGGAATCGAACCCGCACTATCGTCTATCCATATCCATTTTATTTTCTTCTACTACAAAGTTTCCAAATGCTGCTTTGTTAGGATCCATTATATGCATTTCAAACAATCGTCTACGCGTAGGGAATTGGGCCAACACTTCTTCTGCCGAAATATCTATCTTTCTTACTAAATCATTCAATTTTCTAGTTAAAACAGCATCTTCACGCATCAAATCTATCATTGTCTGATAACTCATAATTTCTGTACTTCGAAGATCAGTAATTAAATCCTTTATTAATGTATACGTACACTCATTAGTACCCATGCTATCCCACAGATGTCCTATACCCGACAAAATCAAATCTAATTTATTATCTCTATCTGTGGCTAGCAATTTCAATATTTGGCTAGTCGTCTCTCGAACTGGTAAAACTGGAGCTCTTATTCCATCAAAATTTCTAACGAAATAACGCTTCAAAAACACAGGTCCTTTCTTCGTAAGACGACCAGTTACCTGGTCCATCTCAGAAAAAAAACTTGTATACTCCATTCCATCTCTCAAATCTGATCGACAAAACCGTCTTAAAAAATCCGTCCATGATTGCAAATTTATAATTCCGTGCAAAATTCTAGGACAACACCAAATATGATCGTCTCCGTATACCACGATTGCTATTAGTTTTTTTTGAATTAATACACGAATTAAGTCAGCCGCATCTGGATTCTCATCTATAATCACATTTATATAAATATAAAAATAGAGAGCTAAAATAAAACTATCACCATGAGAAGTTTCTTTTCCTCCAGAATACATTACACCTTTTAACAATGTCCAAAAGTCACCAACGTGTAACACGACCTTATTAACAAAATGATATGTAAGAATTTTTAACAATTCTTCAAATAACAAACGCTGCTTATCTACCATTGTCTCAACGTTATAGTAATAACGACACGATACAATATAGATGTAAAGCCAAACATCCATAATGCTTTTATCAAACGCATCAATATCACCATCAACCCAAAACATATCCGGTACATCACAATTTAACTGCTTTGCCAAGTAGTAAGCACCTCCATACCACCACTTAATTCCTATTTTAATTACTGGTCCACACTCCAAATTCATTCGCTCTGAAAACATAATTGATATCATTGTCAAAACTAGACCTGGTATAAAATACTCTCTCTTCTTGTCCTGAGCCTTAACTAGTTCCTCTCGCATCTTCAAGTAAAAAAGCTTCATCTCTCCTTTAATTCGTATTGTGCAGATAGGTGTAAATCGATATCGCTTGCCCGTCAAAATACAAGTAACAATATGATGCAATTCCTGCGCAGCCGGGACAACCATAACAGCTTTCGCCCCAACTTGAGATTGCTTAACCCCTTCAATAGGGGCTCCAAACTTCTGCAACAATACTCCTCCACCTGTACTCAAGCGCAAATCTCTAATTATTTTCTTTAAATCATACACGAAATTCAAACTCTTACTATATTTATTACCATGTAAATCCGTAAACAACATTTTCAATGCATACGGCAACAATCTATTAGTTATCACTGTTGTGGTTCCTCTATATGTTGTATCTCTACTAAATGTCTTAAACAAGCGTATACCAACATTATAATCATAACTATTGGTAGAATAAAAGATTCTTTTATAATAATTCTCACCGACTTTCACCGGCTCAAAAAGCAATCTACTCCAATCTAATACTCTCAAACACTTATTAAATAATGACTCAACTTTACCCTCAGGTGGGGGTCCAATGTCTACATTAAGATTAAAACCTGTAACTCTCAAAAGATAACGTTTAAACATTCTCTGAGCTATAGATTTAATCATAGGACTAATTTCGACATTAGTAAAAGTCGGCTTATTATGCACATCGCCTAATGGTTTAATCATTTGCTGGTTAGATCCAAC